GATGAAATGAAAAAGGCAGAAACCTCTCACCGGTTTTTCAAGGCCATGAAACTGGCCGGCACCTACGCGTTTGTGGACGACTCAGGTGAAGTCACCGAAGCTCACTTTGAGAACGCCATCAAACTGGTGGAAGAATCGGGTGAATCGTTTCACAACATCCTGACCCGTGATCGTAACTACGCCAAACTGGCCAAGTACATTGCGAACGCAGGCCGTGAAGTGACCCAAGCGGATCTGATGGAAGACTTGCCGTTCTACCCCAAGGCCAGTGGCCAGCAACGTGATCTCATGGTTCAAGCCATGGCTTACGGGTACCAGAACAACATCATCATCAAGAAAGCCTTCAACGACGGTATCGAGTTTCTACGGGGTGAAACCCTACAGAAGACCGACATTGGCGCCATGCGTGTGGCCTACAGCACAGACATTGCTGTGGGGTATCGCAACGAAACAGCGGCCTTCACCGACCTGCACAAGATGACCCAAGCCAGTGGCGTTCACTGGATCAATCACCACCTAAAAGGTGGCGATTACAGCGAAGGTCATCGCCAGGAAGACGATTGCCTACCTGGGTTCAACATGGTGGTCATCGACGTAGACGGCGGTGTGCGAATGGAAACCGCCATGATGCTGTTGAAAGAGTTCAAGTCCATGGTGTACACCACCAAACGTCACGATCCAGACAATCAACACAGGTTTCGCATTGTGTTGCCCATCAACTACGAGTTGAAGCTGGACGCCAAAGACTTCAAAGAGTTCATGGAGAACATTTATAAATGGCTCCCATTTGAAGTCGATGACGCCACTGGACAACGTGCCCGCAAGTGGATGTCCAACGCCGGCCATTATGAGTACAACGATGGAATGTTGTTGGATGTGCTGCCGTTCATACCCAAGACCGCTAAAAACGAAGACCGTAAGAAATTCGTTGATAAGCACCAGTCTCTGGACAACCTGGAACGTTGGGTCATCAACAACACCGGTGACGGTAACCGCAGTAACCAATTAATCAAATACGCTTACATCCTGTTGGATGCCGGCTTTGATTTTGACGGTGTGCGTACACGGCTTCTGGATCTCAACGACAAACTTCCCAGCAAACTTTCTGAAGCAGAAGTGATGGGCACCATTATGATAACGGTCTCCAAGGCTCTGGCCAAACGCGCTGCTTAAACTCTCCAGTCTCACAGGGGCACTCCGTGCCCTTTTGTGAATCTCGCAAGCTATAGGACACACCCATGACACAAACCTGTAACGACCACCTGGTTTTACTGGTGGGCAAATCTGCCGCCGGTAAATCCGCATCACTGAAAGACATCAAAAACCCCGAAGGTGTCTGGTACATGAATTGCGAAAGTGGTAAACGCCTACCGTTTCGCAGCAAGTTCAAAGAATTTATCGTCACCGATCCCATGCAAGTGTACGAAGGGTTCCAGGCCGCAGAGGCTGATCCAACGTGCCACACCATTATCGTGGACTCTCTCACCTACATGCTGGACATGTACGAATCCCTTTACGTGCTGAACGCCGTAAACGGGATGAAAGCCTGGGGCGACTTCGCACAGTTCTTCAAAGTATTGATGGCTCAACACGTCGCAGCCTCCACCAAAAGTGTGGTGTTTATCGCGCACACATTGGATACCTTGAACGAAGGTGAAATGGTCATGGAGACCAAAGTACCCGTCAAAGGTTCCCTCAAGAACAACGGTATCGAATCGTTCTTCTCCTGCTGTGTGTCGGCTAAAAAAGTCAGATTGAAAGACTTAACCAAGTACGAATCTGACCTGCTGACCATCACCGACGAAGAGGAAATGCTCGGCTTCAAATACGTATTTCAAACCAAGCTCACCAAAGAAACTGTAAACGAACGTTTACGTGGGCCCATGGGCTTGTTCGATAACAAAGAAACGTACATCGACAACAACATCCAGTTGGTCTTTAACCGGCTGTCCGAATACTACGCCTGAGCATCCTGCATCAGTCGTTAACCCCCACACTCAAAAACCCGTAAGGATTTGCCTATGTCACTTTTAAATGCAGCAAAAATCGACGAAACCATCACCACTGAAACCGACTCCGTTGGCGGCGGCGGTGTATGGGAAACAGCTTTGTACCCTGTTGAGATCACCATGGCGTACCTGGAAAAGAAAGCCAGTGGCGCCGTATTCATGAACGTGATCTGCAAGAACGATGCCGGTCAGGAATACAAAGAAGGCTTGTGCCTTGCGTCAGGCGATGCCAAAGGCAACAAGAACTTCTACGAGACCGCCAATGGCGAGAAGAAGTACCTGCCAGGTTTCAATCACGCCAACAGTCTGTCACTACTGACCGTAGGCAAAAACCTTGCTGAACTGGATACGGACTTGAAGATCGTCAATATCTACAGCTTTGAAGCCAAGAAAGAAGTCGGTACCGAAGTCGAAGTGGTCATGGGCCTACTGGGTCAACGCGCCATCCTCGGTTTGCAAAAGCAGATCGTAGACAAGAACGCCAAAGGCGATGACGGTAAATACCACGCCACCGGTGAAACACGCGAGTCCAACGAGATTGATAAAATCTTCCGTGAGAAGGACCACATGACCACCGCTGAAATCCTGGCTCAAGCAGACGCGCCTGTGTTCTACACCACTTGGGAAAAGAAGTGGACCGGTAAGACACGCAACAAAGCCACCGCAGCCAATGACGCGAATGGCGGAACAGCCGGCGCCCCAAGTGCCGCTAAAGCCGGTGGCACTCCCAAGCCGACCAAAATCCCCTGTTCGGTTAATCAACCCCAGTGTCGGGGCTCTCAGGAGCCCTGACCAACAATAAGGATCAACAATGTCAGAGATTAATGTAGAAGAGTCGATCCAAGCAAAAGGTTTGACAGCGCCACGTGTAACGCCTGATCACATCAAAGCTCTGCACGGTCGTGTGAGTTATGTGTTTGATAACGTTGGCACCAGCACGTTCTGTCATGCGTTTCTGGATACGTCGTTTTACCTGGCTACCGGACACAGCGCCTGTGTCTCACCTGAAAACTTTGACCAAGCTGTTGGTGAAGACATTGCCCATCGCAACACTGAGTCACAGGTAAACCAAAAGCTGTGGCAATTTGAAGGCTATCGCCTGTACGCGCAACTCAACGGGGAGGCACCTTTCGAGTGATCCCTACTCTGAAGTTCTACCAGTGCATCAAACAGGTTCATGCAGAACCCATGCCTTACGGTGAGTTCAAAATCTATATCCGTAAAGTACGGGACATGGGCCAGATTGATCCCATGGAGCCTGGTTACCACGTCATCTACGGCAAGGGCACCGCCAATGAGTACCACTCATGGTCACCCAAGCAATCGTTCGATGAGGGCTACCTAGAGATCCCTGCCGGTACGTCCAAACCCATCTCAACAGGCGGAGGCAAGGTCAATTGAGCGAAGGCATTCTTGCGGTAGACCCAGGGCTCACAGGGGCCCTGGTGATCATCAACAAGGCTTGGAAAGTACATTGACCATTTGCACATGCCCAGCATCAAGATTGGCACAAAGAACCGTGTCAACGGCGCTGCTATCAATGCCTGGCTCAAGACCTGGCCAGGGCTTTCCCACGCCTACGTTGAGAACGTTCACAGTATGCCCACAGACGGTGCGGCCCGTGCCTTCTCATTCGGTCACTCCACAGGGGTGATCCATGGACTGATCGCCGCATCGGACATACCCATTACGCTCGTATCACCCGTGGCCTGGAAGAAACATTTCAATCTCATTGGAACCGACAAAGACGCAGCCCGATCCAGGGCCACTCAACTGTTCCCTGCGCTGCGTGAACTGGATAAGAAGGGCAAAGGGCAAGCACTCGCTGACGCCCTGTTCATCGGCCTCTACGGCGCCCACAAGTACAACCAACCTCAAACCAAAGCGGCATAAGCCACTCACAAGGAACCACTATGAAAATCAATATCACGATGGATCAAGCCAGCATTGAACAAGCCATCAAGGACTACGTTGCCAAAAACGGTATCGACAGCCCTGTACAAGAAGTGAAATTCACCATCACCCGCAAAGGCGGCACCAGTGTCGATGCGGAAATCATCCTGGGCACCGGCGCTGTGAACACAGAAGCCACCGTACCTGAAGCCGTAGAAGCACCGGTTAACCCCGTTAAATCCGTGTCCAAGGCAAAGCCAGAACCCAAAGTGCCTTCAAAAGCAAAAGGGTTTGAACCTACCCAACCCGTCGTCGATGACGAACCTGCGATCGACCACGTAAAAATGGAAGACACAACACCTCCGTTTGAAGTGGATGCCGTTAACGACAGCACCGTTGAAGAGCCAGCACAAAGCAAGTCACTGTTTGGTTAATAGGTAAATCCTATGTCTGTACTAAAAGCAATAGGAATTGGTTTACTATCCATACTGGTCACAGCCCTCATTGTTTTTGGGGGGGTTTATATTCTCAGTGGTTTCTATCGCTGTGTCCGTCATCGGTGCCGTACTTATGGCATTCTTTTGCGGTCTTCCTATTTATAGCGGGAATGTGTGATAACAAGAAACAGGATAAGTAATAGCGTTGATAGAAAAATCCCCTCAAGTGAGGGGATTTCTTGTGTCTACTCCATTATTGGTTGAACGGGCTTAACAGCCCCTGCATCACCAGCGTTTCATCCAACGCACCAGGGAAGGCAAAGGCGCCAGTTCAACGGGTTATCCCCGATCCGACCAAGAACCCTGAATCTTGCACGGTCACCAGGTTTGCCAAAAACGCACCTGTTACCGCCATCATTATGGCTCTCAATGGACGATCCTGGTAAAGCTCCATCAACACACGCTGAATACGCAGGTAGTACTTGGTGAACAACACAGCGCCTGTGTCGTTCAAGTACTGAAGCGTCCGATGCGTCGGTATGTCGTAGTTGATAAACGCCGCTTTGATCATCCTCATCGCATCCTCAGAACCTTTAGGGTTAAGAGGTTTATTGATCAAATGCTCGTACAACGTGTATCGACCAATAAAGTCACTCATCTGTGTGCTGCGGAACATCACTTTGTACAACGGTGTGTCGTGTGCCATGTAAGCCGTTCTGGCCACAGTCTTCACAACCCCAGGTACTTTGGCTGTTTTGTTATCCGCCCACTCCACCAGACGTGACTTGTACGAGAAGGTGTCATCTTCTGCGTCAATGTCTTCCATGATGGTTTGGAACTGACCGGCATCAATCAACGTCTTCACTGGGTTTCTCTCCAGTGCGTGTTCCAGTTCCAGAATCTCCTGATCCAGATCTGTACGGTTGCCGGCCTCTTTCAAGCGAGTCAGTTTCATCAACTGATCACTGTCGGCCTGGTACGACATCAAGCCATCAAATGCGACCTTGTGGTTACGAATCAAGTCCTTCACAGGAACGCCGTGCCACAACAACAGGGTGACGTTACTCATCACGTTGTACACCATCGTCCACAGGTTTTTGATAACGTAAATATCCTTCAACTCTTTGATCACGGATTGCCACACATCCTCGGCAGACCGCAGTTTCGATGCAGCCTTGTCACCCAAAACAGCTCGGCCCATCGTGAAAGACCAAGGCTTCTAGGACATTGCGTTTTGCGTCCTCTGCAAATCGAACGTGTCTG